AGAAGAAAGCTGACGTGTTATAGAGTGATTAATGAAAAGCAGATATCGAAGAAGCCTAAAAATATGAAGTCTATTCCAGATTTTTCAGGTAGATATTATACAACAAAAGGGGATTGTCCTATTTGTGGAGCAGAAGGGTTGTATAGATCAAGCCTGTATTGCAATAAATGTGGACAAAAACTTGACTGGGGAGAGGAGTGATAAAATGGCATATAAAAATCACGAGGGTTATCTGGATCCAACTTCCGGACAGGCTATGCAGAATACCCACTGGGAAGAACTGCAGCAGTTACGTGAGAAGGAACATGGACTGAAACGCGGACAGAAGATCGCGATCATTGAAACGTGCAAAGAAGAGCATAAGCCGGCAAAAAAAGTGAAGAGAATCTATACGGTTATCGAACTGTATAAGCACTGTGTCCTTTTGAAGGACGAAAAAGGTTTCCGTATGGCACCATCATACATACAGTTACAGTCATTAATGCGAGGTGGGGACTGATGGGGATTAAGGTTACCAGAGAGATGCTGGACCGGTACCGGAAGTTGAAACAGGAAATACCAGTGCTGGAGCTGGAACTCCTGATGATGAAGAATACAGAGGCAGGTCTGGGAAATGATACGATCTTCGATTACCAGACCGGTTATCCCAGACCACAGAGTGTTGTAGGTTTTGATCAGAAGAAGTATGACCGCCGGGAGAAGGTTCTGGAGCGCAAGAAAGAGAAAGTCAAGGTCATGGATCAATGGATTGACGACATTAAGGACGGACAGACCAGATGTGTGTTCCGGATGTTCTACAAACAGAATATGACGTGGAAGGCGATTGCGAAGCAGATCGGCATGCCGCACAATGAAGATTATCCGAGATTACATATCAGAGATGCGTATCTGAAAAAATGTGGGATAAAATGAAAAAAGTCGGAAAAGTCGGTAATGTCGTTGTACAATGAGAATGTAGCCAAAGGCTTAGAGGCCGGCGGCTCTTTTCCCTAAGGATATGGTGAGTGGGTTATTGCTTATCCCGATGACTGGTGTCCGGTCCGAAAAGCATATTCCAAACTACATACATTTTTAAGAAACGCCCTGTAGAAATACGGGGTGTTTTTGCATAGAAAGGCTGGATATATGAAAAAGAAAGTGATAAAATATTTTAAAATGTATGTTAGGAGAGAAAAAATGGAAAAACCCAATGGACACGAAATTATAACTTTTCTTAACGACAAATGGCATGGAGCTAGATGCCCATTATGTGGTGAGGGAAAATGGAATGTAACTGATAAAATTTTTGAATTAAGAGAATTTAATAATGGCAATTTTGTTTTAGGCGGACCCAATAGTGCTATTACTCCTGTTATTCCGGTGACATGTGCTAATTGCGGAAATACAATAATGATTAATGCATTAGCTGCAGGATTATTGAAGGAGTGACATATGCCATCAAAAGATGAAAAAAATCAAAATTTTAATTTAGATAGTAGTAGTTTGCTTAATGATAAAGAGATTAGATCGGAGTTCAAATTTAAAGATGATTGGATTCCGGATAAGGCAAAAAAAGGATATCATGAGCAAAGATTGAGTCAATCTAAGTGGGCATTTCGGCTAAGTTTTTGGGGGAGCATCATTGGATTTTTAGTTATCGTACAAGGAATCCGAAATAGTACAGGACTAAATAATGTTGAATGGGCTGGAATTATTTCAGGAACAGTTATTGAGGCTGTTTCTGCATTGTTTTATGGATTATCAAATAAGGCAAATGAAAAAATAACAGAATTTTTTGTAGAGTTAACCAAAGATTCAAATATTAAGTCTGCGATATCTTTATGCGACAAAGTGAAAGATAATGATGTAAGAGACAGTTTACTTGTAAAATTATCATTACATTTGTCAGGAATTTCGGAAGAAAAAATATGTAAGGATTTCACTGAAGTATGCAACAAGAATAAAGATGATACATAATTGATAAAAACATAAAGACAGAGCACCCTTCGGGGTGCTTTTCTAATGCCAATTTTCGTACAGCGTACACAGCACCAGCACATACATACTTTAGGCATGGATTCACTGTATGTAAGTGTTCGCACCTCCTTTCGTCACGGTAGCAATCGGCTGTCGTGTATGGTGCTGGCAGGACTGTATTTTAACAAATATCAAAAACGAAACGAATGAGAGGTGGTGAGACTTGGCAAGAGTAAGAGATCCGAACCGGAATAAAGCTTTTGAAATATATGAAAAACATGGCGGAAAGATTGATTTGGTTGAGATTGCAAGTCAACTGAATATCTCGCCGGGGACAATCCGAGGATGGAAATCAAAGGATTCCTGGGATATACAATTAAATGGAACGCTCCGTAAAAATATGGAACGTTCCAAAAGAAGAAAAGGTGGTCAGCCGGGAAACAAAAATGCGGAGGGTCATGGTGGTAATGGACCACCAGGAAATAAGAATGCAGTTAAGACAGGAGAGTTTGAAGCTCTCTTTTTTGATACATTGGATTCAGATGAACAGAAGTTGATCCAGGTAGTGCAGCCGGACAAAGAACAGCTCCTTTTACAAGAGATACAGCTTTTGACAGTCCGTGAAAGACGAATGTTGAAAAGGATTGATCAGTTGAGGACGTTAGAAAGACAAGATCCTACGTCAAATTCTGATAGTGAAATGGTTCCTCCGGGAATGTCGGTAACAGAGTATAGTTCCGGCATAGAAAAGGGCAAACTTACTGAGCTGAGAAAGTACGAAGGTATTTTGGGGCAGATTCAGTCCATAGAGGATGCTCTTACCAGAGTACAGGCAAGGAAACAGAAAGCAATTGAAACTCTTCACAAATTTGGATATGATGATGCGAAACTTGAGCTTGCAACTATGCAGCTTGAATTTGCAATGCTGAAACAGGATAACGTTGATGAGAATACCACAGATGATGGATTCCTGGATGCGATAAATGCGACTGCAGCGGAGGTTTGGGGTGATGAGAATGAATGACAAGATCAAAACCCTGAAAGAGAAACTGCAGAAGATGAAGGTTAACCGGGGGAACAGACAGACTGGTCAGATGTTTCATTTTTCTCCATTCTCAAAGAAACAGAAACAGGTGCTGACATGGTGGTGCAAAGAATCACCGGTACACAGCAAAGATGGAATTATAGCTGATGGAGCTATCCGATCAGGAAAGACAATCAGCATGTCACTGTCATTTGTAATGTGGGCTATGAATTCGTTTTCTGGCAACAACTTTGCAATGTGTGGAAAGACCATCGGTTCCTTCAGACGAAATGTTCTGTTCTGGCTAAAACTGATGCTCCGTTCCAGAGGGTATTCCGTAACTGATCACAGAGCTGATAACCTGTTAACGATCCGAAAAGATGGAAAGGAAAACTACTTCTACATCTTTGGCGGCAAGGATGAGAGATCACAGGACCTTATCCAGGGCATTACTCTTGCCGGTGTGTTCTTCGATGAAGTTGCACTGATGCCAGAGTCGTTCGTTAACCAGGCTACTGGACGATGCTCTGTAAAAGGTTCTAAATTTTGGTTTAACTGCAACCCTGATGGACCATATCATTGGTTCAAGGTTAATTGGATAGATAAATGTGCAGAGAAGAACATTCTGTATCTGCATTTCACAATGGATGACAATCTGTCTCTGGATGAGGAGATCAAGGCCAGATACCGAAGTATGTACGTAGGAGTGTTCTTTAAACGTTACATCATGGGATTATGGGCAGCCGCTGAGGGGATTATCTATGATATGTTCGATGATGCCAGGCATGTTCGAGATATCAAAGATTTCTTTCAGATACTCATAAATGGAAATAGATATGTATCCTGTGACTATGGTACGCAGAACGCTACAGTGTTTTTACTCTGGAACAAAGGAAAAGATGGTAAGTGGTACTGCATCCGTGAGTACTACTATTCCGGAAGAGATAACGGCAAACAAAAGACAGATTCAGAATATGCAGATGACTTGAAAGAGTGGCTTGATGGGACGAAGATCAGAGCAATGATCGTGGATCCATCGGCCGCTTCTTTTATTGCAGAATTACGCAAGCGAGGTATCAAAGTGTTAAAAGCAAATAATGATGTACTGGATGGAATCAGAATGGTTGGGATGCTTCTGAATCTGGAAAAGCTTGTTTTTGCTTCTTCCTGTGTAGAAACGATCAAAGAATTTGCTTCCTACATCTGGGATGAGAAGGCTGCGGACAGAGGGGAAGACAAACCAATAAAACAACATGATCACAGCATGGATGCTGTCAGGTACTTCTGCAGTACTGTGATTGGTTCTAATACAGCAAGATTCCGTGAGGTCAGGAGGTGATAATACATGTACAATTTTACGATACCTAGAGAGAAATTTGATGAGAATAACCCGGACAAACAGATAATACGTCATCTGATCAGCAAGCATATCAGCATGGTCGACAGGCTAAAAAAGAACATGGCTTACTATCAGGGCAAGCATAAAATCCTGGAAGAATCCAACAGAGACAATCGTCTGGTGTGTAACCATGCAAAGGACATCTCTGATACAGCAAGCAGTTACTTCATTGGCAATCCTGTGTCGTATAAGTCAGAGAGTGACATTACAGCACTGACGGATGCACTGGAAATAGCCGGAGCTGATGAAGTAGATGGTGATAACGGATTGGAGCTTTCTATTTATGGACTTGCTTATGAATATATTTATGTAAAAGAAAATGAAACCTGTTTGAGTATAAAGAATGTATCAGCAGAAAATACCTTCATGGTAAAAGATGACAGCATCGAGGAAAATGAACTTTTTGCTGTCTATTATTATGTCAAAAAAGATGATGCGAATACAAAACCAGATCGTTATATGGCTACGGTACTGACTCCGAATTATAAATACGAATTGGATATTCAGAATGACAAAACCATTTTGCAAGAGACTACGGAAAAGCCTGTACCTCACTACATGGGAGAAATTCCCATTATTGAATATTTGAATAATAAGCTTGCCATCGGCGATTTTGAACTGCAGATTCCACTGATTGATGCATACAATGCACTGATGAGCGACCGAGTTACAGACAAGGAGCAGTTCATTGATGCAATTCTTGCCATTTACGGCACATTGCTCGCAGATGATGAGATCGAAGATGAAAATGGTGAAAAGAAAGATGGCATGGAGGCGGCTATAAAACAGCTGAAAAAGAGAAAAGTTCTGGAAGTTCCGGATGGTGCAAAAGCGGAGTACCTGACAAGGACATTTGACGAATCTGGAGTAGAGATCCTGAAAAAGGCCATTGAGCAGGATATTCACAAGTTTTCGCATATCCCATGTATGACAGATGAAAGCTTTGGAGGTAATGTATCTGGTGTGGCCATGGAGTTCAAACTTCTTGGTATGGAAAATATTACAAAGATCAAAACCAGATATTATCGCAAAGGGCTCAGAAAGAGAATTAAGATCTTTTGCAATTTTCTTTCACTGCAGGGAAAACAGGTAGCTCCAACAGGAATTACCATGACATTTACCAGAGCACTTCCGAAGAATCTGCTTGAAATCTCTCAAATTGTATCGAATCTATGGGGAAAGGTCAGCAAGAAAACGCTACTTTCTCAGGTACCGTTTGTTCAGAATGTTGATGATGAACTGGCAGCAGTCGAGAAAGAAGCAGAAGAAAATATCAAACGTCAGCAGGAAGTATTTGGCATGCAGAGTAATATTCCACCGGATAAAGAACTGAATCCAGAAGACAAACCAGAGAAAACGAAAGAAACGACAGACGTAGATGAGTGATTACTGGGGAAACCGTGCGGCATGGGACATGTATGAACAGATGAAGGATGCAGAAGCAACAGCAGATGTGGTTGCAAGAGTATACAGATCAGCATCTTCTCAGATTGTATTTGCCGCACAAGACATATTCGAAAAGTATATGACAAAGCACAAACTGTCCCAGACAGAAGCATGGAATCTGCTGAACCGTATGCAGGATAAGGATTCGATACAGAATCTGCTTATGGAGTTGAAAAATAAAGATTCCGGAGAGAATAAACAGGAACTGATCAGGGAGCTGGAAGCACCGGCATACAGAGCCAGGATTGAAAGATTACAGCTTCTCCTGCAGCAGGTCGATACAGTCATGCAGAATGTATATCAGCAGGAACAGCAGTTTGACACAAGTTTTTTTGAACAGCTTGCCGAGAACGCTTATTACAGAACGATATATAATACACAATGCAGAACGGGTTTGGGATTCAGCTTTTCTCATGTCGACCAAAAGCAGATTGACCGTGCATTGCGGATGAACTGGTCAGGGAAACATTATTCGAACAGAATCTGGAAGAATACGGATGATCTTGCAAAAACGGTCAAAGATGAATTGCTGGTGAGTCTTCTGATTGGCAGGACAGACCGTGAAACGGCAGCAGTCATCACAGAGAAGTTTGGCGGTGGAGCAATCAAGGCAAGACGACTGATCAGGACGGAAAGCTGTTTCCTTTCTGGAGAACTGACAGCTCAGGCTTATGAAGAGTGTGACATACAGAAATACCGGTATGTTGCTACGTTGGACTTGCGAACCAGTAAGATATGCCGTGAGCTGGATGGAAAGACGTTTCTGGTATCACAAAGGCAGGCAGGAAAGAACCATCCGCCGATGCATCCGTGGTGTCGATCTACCACAATCAGTGTGATTGATGATGAAACACTGTCCAAAATGACACGTGCTGCATATAATCCGGAAACTGGACGTACTGAGAGAGTCCCTGCAAATATGACATACAAAGAGTGGTATGAGAAGTATGTCAAAGGAAATGCAAAGGCTGAAGCCCAGGAGAAAGCTGTAAAGAATGTATTCAGTGACCGAAAACAGTTCGATAAATATCGAGAGATCCTTGGCAAAGATATGCCGAAAGATTTTGCAGACTTCCAGGAAATGAAGTATAATAGTCCTGAGGAATGGGAACTTCTTAGAACTTATGCCCGATCAGTGAAGAATGGCATGATATCACCGCTATCTGGATTTAAGAATTATCAGAAAATCTATGGTGAAATCAATGAAAAGGTTGTTGGTATAAAAACTTCTGAGGGAACGGCAGTAATCAGACAGAGCAAACATTTCATGGAGAGAGTAATAGGAACCATGAGAGATCCAAAAACAGGAAGACCACGTTCGGGAGTAACTGTAGAAGGGATACAGGACGCTCTGGAGAAACCGGTGATTGTCAGGGCAATAAGAACAGATTCACAAGGTGGAAGAAGTCAGAAATATATTGGAGAGAAAACAACAGTTTCGGTAGATCCAGACACAGGAATATTGATTCAGTGCAATCCAACAAACGAAAGATTGTTAAGGAGTATTCAGAATGGAAAAGTTTAAATTAAATGAAAAGCAGATTGAATATTTAAAAAGAGAATACCCGAACAGTGAATTGGTACAAAGAGTATTGTCAACACAGAAAGATACGACTTTTGAAATTGATGTAGATACATACATTGATTTTATGGAGTACATGGAAGATGAATCGGTATATTGGATGGACGCAAACCATGAACCATCAGAGAAAACTTATATGCTTGAATCAATAAGGGACGATATTTACTATCAAACCAACTGATACCACCAGTCAGAAATGGCCGGTGGTATTTTTATACCCATTTTTAAAATTTTGCGCCGGCGCAATGGAGGGAGGTGAGAACGGTGAAGGTAAGATGTATTAAACGCTACAGTGATGTCAAATTAAAAAAAATCATTGAAGTAGACACTATTTTTGATGTAGATGAAGAAAGAGCTAAACATCTGGTGAATGAGAAAGTCGCAGAGATTGTAAATGAGACTGAAAAGACAACAGAAAAGGCAGCAGGTAAAGGGAAGGAATAGGTGATCCGATTATCTCCCTGTGAGACGCGGGGTGAAGCGTCTTATTTTTATGTCCGAAATGACGTAAAACTATAAATCTGAGACGAATGGCCCGGGCGCGAAAGTGAATAGGCTGGGCGGAAAGGATAAGAAATGAGAAACAAAGTATTTAAAGCATTTTGCAAAGTTCCGATGAATTTACAGTTATTTGCTGAAGGAGACGGCGCTGGGACCGGAGATGAGGGTGGTAATGGCGGGGG